ATTGTAGAAGACTTACACAAAGATATATCGTCTAAAAAATTGATAACAATTCCAACTAAAGAAATAAATCATTTCGTGGGTGCTAACCAACACCCGGTTGATGTTATTGCATATCTAGCACGTCGATCAATGTCAACCACCAATGAAGGGGGGTATCTATATTTTGAAAACAATAAGCAATTTTGTTTTCTTCCTATAGAATATCTGTATAAGCAGGAACCCATAGCAGAATACAAATATAAGAATGCTGGTATATACGAAGATGTTGATAAAAAAGAAGAGGAATCATTTTCTTCTATTCAGGATTATTCGATTATAGCGGTTCCTAATTTTATGGAACAAATTGGTGATGGGGTTTTGGGTAGTCGAAGCACAAATCTAAACCTGCTGGAAAAGAATTTTTACGACAGTACCTATAATAATATTGATGAGTTTTCCGAAGCAAATTCGTTAGCAAAAATTCCAAACCTAAACAAGAGTCTTGTTAATGGGCTAAATAATGACAAGCGGTATACATATGTGGACGATTTTCAAAAACCGTTGCAAGCGTTTCGCTTAAAAAACATTAACATACTAATGAATACCCAAAGATACGCGGCAAAGATAACTATATGGGGTGATACCAATAATATTGTTGGTAGTATCATTAAATGTTTCTTGCCTGTATGGGGTACTAATTCTGGTAAAGGGGAAGTACCTGATCCGTACAGTGGAAAGTTTTTGATTACAGAGATTAAGCATACCCTGAAAAGAAACCAGTATACACAAACAATGAAATTAGTAAAAGACGCATTTGAGGTAGGTAAATGACGAATACTCCGTTTATTCCGTTCTATGGCTTTGTAGAGAGTGCGAGTGACCCGCAAAAATTAGGTAGGGTACGTGTGCGTGTTGTGTCTTATCACTCCGATAGCACCACAGAGCTTCCCACAGAAGAACTAAAATGGTTTATGTGTGTTGTTAATAATAGTGAATCACAAGCTGGTGTCGGTACTAATCCAAAATACAATATCGGTAGTTTGGTATTTGGCTATTTCATAGATGAAAACTTGCAAAACGGGATGGTCATTGGTTCCTTGAATGGCATCCCCGGTGGGGCTAATGATATCAATCGTCTGGCTAGGAACGAAGAGATTGATTCGACTATTGTCGCACAGAAACGTAGTAGCATCTTATCTGATGTGGGTATTGTTGGTGGTGGTGATTGGTCAGAACCAGAAACCCCATATAATGCAACGTATCCAAATAATAAGGTAACCCAATCTAATAGTGGGCATATAACCGAGTGTGATGATACACAGGGGGCAGAGCGTCTACACGTATACCATCGCAAGGGTACGTTCTATGAAATACACCCAGATGGCTCTCAGGTAGTTAGAATCGTGAAGGACAATTACAGTATAACGGCTGGCGATAATTTTATCTATGTGGACGGGAATGTTAATATGAGTGTTTCTGGAAACCTCAATCAACATGTTTCTGGCAATCATAATATTCAGGTAGATGGAAACAAAACAGAAGTTGTATTGGGTAACTATAGACAATATATTGGTAGCGAAAAATTGACATACGCAGGCGCTGGTTACGGCGCTGATTCTCCTACAATTGATTTGAATAGTGGGTTGGCAACGGGTAACGCATCTATTCCAGTAATTCTACCAAGTGAGTATGATTTAGTGGCAGCAAGCCCTGTTATTGCGGCTGGGGGTCGATTTGCTGCTTTGGATGAACCTATTGAAATTGGTTCGACTCCAGCAGAATATCCAGCAGACAAAATCCCTGACTCATTTAATGAGGAAGCAGAAGAATCAGATGTTGTAGGGGAAGAAAAGACAATAGAAGAGCCTATTTCATGCTCTACTAATATTGGGGAAAATATGAACGCATCACAAACATTAGCAGGAACAAGTTTTACTATTGGGCAACTATCATCTAACGCATTGTTTCCTCATCGTATACGTGCACAAGCTGGATTCACAGAACAAGATATTGTGTGTAACATGGAAGCACTGGCAAAAAATATTCTACAACCTGTTCGCGATAAGTTTGGTAGTTTCAGAATCAATAGCGGGTTTCGTGTGGGGTCTGGTCGGTCACAGCATGAACGTGGTCAAGCAGTTGACATCCAAGAACCTTCATGGGGATATAAGAAGCATTTAGAAGTTGCTGAATGGATAGTTGAAAACCTAAGCCCTGACCAAGTTATTTTAGAGCACGGGAACTCTGTATGGATTCACGTTAGTTTTAATGCATCATCACAAACGCAAAGGGGTTCTATTTTGACAATGCTTAAGGGGAAATACGAACCCGGTCTAAAACTCTATTACACGTAATATAAATAAGAATAGAGGATACATAAATGACAAAAGCAGTAGCGTATCTTGGGGGTTTGGGATCAGGGCATGGTAACTTTCCTCCCAGACCAAGTATAGAAGCGTCTACCGATGTTTTTGTAAATGGTATAGGGGTGCATAGGGTTGGTGATGCATATGCAGAACACTGTGATTCTGATACTTGTCATGATTCAGTTTTAGCGACTGGATCATCTACTGTTTTTGTTAATGGAAAAGCAATAGGTCGAATCGGTGATAACATTGCTTGTGGTTCGACTGTAGCAGAAGGTTCACCAGACGTTTTCGCAGGGGGTTGAAGATAATGAGAAGAGATATAGACCTGTCATTTACAGTTCACCCTTTGACCGGGGATTTGGCGACAAAAACAGGGGTTGCTTCTATAAAGCAATCACTTAGAAATATTGTATTAACTAACTTTTACGAAAGAGGATTTTTTGTTGAATTTGGAACTAATGTAAGATCATCACTATTTGAAACCAATATAGGTGATGTATTTTTGCAGGGCATACGCCAGAATATTATACGCGCAATAGAAAACTTTGAACCCCAAGTAGATATATTAGAAGTTCAAGTATTTTCTTTAGATAATGCCCCAAATGATATTACAATAAACATATTCTTTTCCATTATAAATACAACAGAAGAACAAAAATTAAGCATTAGCATCTGATAAGTAGAAGGTAATCATGGCCAACCAATTCAATGTCACATCTTTAGACACAAAGGACTTAAAACAGAGTCTCGTTCAGTTTGTTCAGGAAAAACCTGAATTTTCTGACATTGATTATGAAGGTTCGGCTATCAATACTATTGTTGATCTTCTAATCTATAATGCTAATATGATTTCTTATCAAGCAAACATGGTTGCTAACGAATCTTTTATTGACACAGCGCAAATTAGACGCAACGTAGTTTCTCATGCACAAAAATTGTCTTATACGCCTAGATCGTCAACCGCATCACGCTTGGTATGTGATATCGAAGTGACCCCTGTCATTACCGCAAATTTGCCTTCTACAATTGTGATGGAAATAGGCACCGCATTCATAGGTTCGGTGGGGGGTCGATCATACACGTTTACAAATACTTCTCCTTATGTATTGACTTATTCTAACGCAGACGAGGTTTACAGACAATCGAATGTAGAATTGTTTCAGGGTGCTGTAATCACGCAAACAGCACAGCATCTAAACAAACAAAAAATAGTTATTACCAATAAAAACTGCGATACCAATACACTCAGAGTTATTGCGAGAAGTCAACAAGGCAATGATCAGGTATTTACGCAAGCCACATCCCTAACAGAATTATCATCAGATAGCTCGGTTTATTTTTTGACCGAAGGTGGTTACGGATTCTATCAGGTTGAATTTGGTCGTGGTGTGATTGGTGTTGAGCCTGCTAACACAACACCCATTGTCTTGTCTTATATTGCAACAGAAGAAAATCATGCTAATGGGGTGAGTGTCATAACAGCCGCATCCATGATTGCTAACTACAGTAATATTAGTGTAACTATTACAACACCAGCCTACGGTGGATTTGAAAGAGAAGATATTGAAAGTGTTCGGTTTTATGCACCAAAAAATTACAGGGCACAAGATCGCGCATTATCTGCATTTGATTATACCTTACTGGTCAAGGCTCAATACCCCTTTATTAAGTCTGTGATTTCATGGGGTGGTGAAGACAACATACCCCCAGTGTTTGGCACAGTGTTCGTTTCAGTCCTACCAGAATTGGGCATCACTGTTACTCGATCACTTAAAGAGCGTATCGAATCAAGCATCAAAGAAAAAGGTGTGGGTTCTGTTGTTCCTAGTGTGGTATCACCCAACATATTTAACTTGGAATTAAGTATTCGTTATCGATATAACCGGATTACGTCTGGTTTGACCCGTAATGGAATCGAATCTCAGATGTCTGGTGTTGTAACCACATATAATCAAGACACNTTAAGANTGTTTGGCTCTTATTTTAACGAATCTGAATTGATTTCAAGACTAAAACAGTACAGACCGCTTGAGACTGTTATTATTAATGAAATAGCTTCTACACAATTAGATATTTCTACTATTAAAGAGGCATATTATGATGTTAACTTTGATAATGCCCTTGAGAAAGGAACAGTTAATCTTAGTCAGTTTATCATTTCAGCCAATGTAAGCAATGAGCGTATTGTTGATGATACAAAAGGGAATATGATTTACTCATTTACAGCAAACGGAATTAATTCTTTTCGATCTGTTGGTACAGTTGATTATGCCACAGGTGCCATTACCGTTGTTGCTGCTTTTGCAAACATAACAGAACAAGTTCGCTTCTTAGCTACACTGGCAGATGAAAACTTTTACGTTAGACGCAACAATGTGGTTCAAATTTCTGATGTCAGCTTTGGGGAGATAGTTTAACTATGAAACCCTCAGATATAATCGAATCGAGTATACCGTCTCACATTGTTGAGAATTATCCACGGTTTGTGTCTTTTCTAACTGCTTACTACGAATGGCTATCTAAAAAAGGTAATCCTTACGGTGCTATTAAAGACCACATGGATTATATGAACTTTGAAAAGTCACTTGACTCTTATGTAGAATTTATGCAGAAAGAATATCTTGGTACTATACCACAAGATATTCTTTCTAGTAAAGAACTAATGATCAATTGGTCACGAGACTTTCACCTTTCTCGCGGTTCTCATGAGTCGTACAAGTTCATATTCAACTTGTTGTTTGGTGAAAACGACACAGAAATCTATCTACCAAAGGACAATATTTTTAAACCCAGTGACGGTACATGGATTTCAGAACAGTCACTGATGCTTGTTTCAAATCCGGGTAATCCAGAAGACCTTGAATATAAAAAGATTGTACAGAGCCGAGAAATATTTGATGGTATTTTTGAAGAGGCTTCTGCTATTGTAGAAACCTTTCGTGTTGTTTATACAAATAGTTTTAATATTGTTGAACTTGTTATCACAGATGTTCGTGGTGAATTTAAATCTGGTTTCCCTATTACATGGGGTGGTGAAGAATCTCCTATGTGGCCGCAACTAACAGTTGCTGATTTTAGAATAGACAGTGCGGGCACAAAATTCTTCACAGATGAACGCATTAATCTCAAGAATTTGCCTCAAACGTTTGTGCAGCCTTTGGTTGTTCGTGAATCTGGGAAAGTGGATACACAAGTTACCACGATACTAAGTGCTGATCAAATCGAAATTGAAGTAAATGGAAATGTACTGGATCAAAGTGATTACGATTATGATGGACAATTTGTATTCAGTAACCTGATTAATCTTGGTGCTGATGTAGTCTTTCGTATTACCAATGTATATGAAGGCAACCTACAGATATCTGAGGTTAGTGAAGAGGGTGGGATTGTTGGCTTTCGAGTTTATGATGCACCACTCGGTATTACTGTTGATGAGATTGAACTAGAGTACGATGTAAGCTCTTCTTCAAAGACCATAGGCTTTGGGTCAGGGTTCGTAGGTTACGCTCTTACAGGGCTTGTGAGAGGGGTAGATGGGTATCAGAGAGATACCAAAGGGCATCTTTCATCAAATATGTACTTGCAAGATAGTGATTACTATCAAAACTATTCCTATGTAATTCGCACAGGACAGGATATCAGCAAGTATGCGGAACTAGTTAAAGAAATATTGCACCCAGCGGGTTTCAAGTTCTTTGGTAATGTTCGGTTATTAACCACGATTGAACTGATCATAGGTATTGAACAAGATGGTTCTGGTCACTTTAGACCAACTGTTAATGCGGGAACCGATTATGCTCGCTATTCTATGGGCAACAATTATTTGTGGTACGCCAAAAATAACGGGTTCCTAAGTTCTAGAGTGTATTCGGGTGATGAGTTTGATTCTGTGTTTGTTAATGGTGTTGTTGATTATGACCTAGAAGACAAGAGTTTAGAACGTATATATAATGAGGACGGAACTCATGTTGTTGTTGACAAAAAAGGTTGGATGTCGAAACAACCTTTGGTTGATGGTGATGTAAGACAACCACAAGATTATGCGTATGGTGGAGACTTTGATAAGTTGTATTTTGAGTCATCTTACCTCTTAACAAACGATATGGATGAATCAGCCTTTATAAATAACTATATCAACAGGTATATGGTGTTTGATTACGCTACAGAGGATTACGCAGAATAATGACTATTTCAGACAATACAGCAGTCACAAAAAGAATTGATGTCAATCGGCGTTTGACTTATGGCGAAATGGATACCAACTTTGAACAGTTGAGTTTAGTCATTACCGATGTCGGAACTATTGAAAATCAGCTTAGTAATATTGATGAAAATATCCAAGAACTACAAGATGTAATAATCTCTTTACCCAGTATTATAGCTGGATTTGGATCACCAGAGGGTGTGGTAACAGCCGAAATAGGATCACTATTCTTAAATGGATCAGGTGGTGTCGGAACCACACTGTATATTAAAGAAGCTGGTACAGGCAATACGGGATGGGGAGCAAAATAATTTTAATTTTCTGTTAAAATTATTAAGTCCGTTATAAATAATAATACAAAAGTAAATAGGATGACATCAAGTGGCTAATCCAGACAACATAACACTTCGATCAGAAAAAGGTTCGTATCTCACGTTTGAAGATATGGACTTAAACCTGCTTGAATTGCAGAATCAGATTAACGAATACAATCAATTTTTAATCAACGAATATAATCCTTTAGTTGATGGCTTTAATGTTATTAGAATCGGTCAAGTTCTTATTTATAGCGGTAATTGGTCGGGTTCAGAAACATACGATAAAAATGAAGTAATTATTTACACAGATGAACTTTTCTATATATCCATTTCTAACAACAACACAGAAGAACCAGTCACTGGTGTTAACACACCTTATTGGATTGTCTTTACTGCAAAAGCGATTGCTGCTCTTACAACATTTGACGACAGCGGATCAGAAATTATAACCACAGACAATGTTCAAGATGCGATTGAGCAGCTTTCTAACGCGGCTGTGAGCGACTTTAAAAGTCCGGTATATGGTAGCAGGGGTTCAGCATTCACGGCTGTGAGCAACGGCTGGTACAGTCTGGATGTGAGTGTTTCAGGATTTATTGTGACTCTACCAGTTTCTCCATCTGATGGGGACACAATTGAATTCTTCTTGAGTTTGGGTGATTTCAGCGCAAACAATGTGACTATAAATAGAAGTGGACAAACAATCGAGGGGTTAGCGGAAAATATGTTGATTGATAGTAATTTTCCTAGAGGATTTGTAATGATGTTCAACGGTACAACGTGGAGAATTAAATGAGCAATTTAAGTGATTTTTTGGGTGGTGGTGGAGGCGTTGAAGTTGTCGATTACGATGATAGACACACTTTACGCAAC